AAGATTGCCAACCGAGTGTATGCAAGCCGAATGGGGAATGGCGATGAAGCATCAGGGGATGGTTGGAAGTATCGGGGCCGAGGTGCACTACAACTCACAGGAAAAGCGAATTATCAAGCATTTGCAGAATATCTTAAAAAACCAGAAATACTAGATACCCCAGATCTAGTTGCAACAACATATGCATTTGAATCAGCAATGTTCTTTTTTGATCGTAATAAACTTTGGTCTATTTGTGACCAAGGCGTTAACGATGCAGCTATCTTAGCATTGACAAAAAGAATCAACGGCGGAACTCATGGTTTAGAAGATAGAAATGCTAAAACTAAAAAATATTACGAATACGTAAAATAAGGAATAAAATATGCAATTAAGTGAACACTTATCATTAGCAGAAGTTACACGCAGTGAAACTGCAAAACGTCGCGGAATTAGCAATATGCCTACAGACGCACATATTGCAAACTTTAAATTATTAGCTGAAAAGGTTTTTGAACCAATTCGCAATCATTTTGGTAAACCAATTCATATTTCATCTGGATATCGCAGTAAAGATTTAAACACAGCAATCGGAGGAGCATTAAGCTCTCAACATTGTTCGGGTGAAGCTATTGATATTGATATGGATGGTCATGCAGGCGGCGTCACTAATAAAATGGTATTTGATTATATTAAAGACAATTTAGAATTTGATCAATTGATTTGGGAATTTGGAACAGATGCTAATCCGGATTGGGTTCATGTATCATATGAATCTACTGGTAAGCAGCGCAAACAAATTCTTCGTGCGGTAAGAAAAGGCGGAACAACTTCTTACGTACCTTACAAATAAGATATCGCAATGAAAACAACCACATTAACAGCAACAGGAATATATTCATTGAGTACAATTGCAGCATTTATCTGCACTTATTTTTTCAACTTAGCAATGGCAAACTCAGATCAATATTTGGCATTAGTTGGAGTAGTAATGGCAGATGGCTTCTTTGGCGTAATTGCTGGAGTAAAACGAGAAGGTTTTCAAACCTATAAGGCACTTAAAGTTTTAAAAACTTTAGTAACATGGATTATTCTTCTTACTGTGTTGTTAATGGTTGAAAAAGGATTTAAAGGGACTAGTTGGTTAAGTGAGACCGTTCTAGTCCCTTTTATTATATTTCAATTAATTAGTGCATTAAAAAATGCATCGATGTCTGGATTTATTCAAATAGAAGCATTGAATGCAATTCTAGACAAAGTAGATCTACATAAAGGCGATCGTAAATAATTTGGATATAATCATAATATTCCTTATTATTTATTATGAACTATAAACATTTAGCCTATTCATTTTTAATATTTTTATTTGGTCAAATTGTTGTTTGGGTTCAAACCAACGGGCCACTAATTTGGCCATGGGCAAAAGAATATAGATTCTCATTAATGTTATTAGGAGTTCCAATAACATGGGCATTTATGGAAGCAACTAGATTATCAGTATCGGGCTTTGCCGGTGCCTTTTGGCCAGGCAGGTTTCTTTCTTTTGTGTCTGGAATAATGATATTTACATTAATGACTTACATTTTTAAAGATGAAGGTATTAATATGAAAACAGCAATATCTTTAACATTAGCATTCTCTCTTATTTTAGTACAGCTCTTTTGGAAATGATTATATTTATATAAAATGAATATACTGTATTATGAAAAATAAAATATTAAAACAGATTGTTGTAGAAGAAGTATTTTCTATTAAGAAACAAATCTTGATGGAAAATATTAAAAAATTGCATGAATATGTGACACAATCTAAATACAATCCAACATATAAAATCAGAGAACCATGGCCAGACGATAAAAAATCTTCAGAAGATTTATTAAAACAAATGGGCGCAAAACCATTTGCTTTAGGATTGAATCCGCATGGTTATGAACTAGATACTAAAGAAGATCGTTTTTGGTTTTATGAAGATGGATCAGTATATAGTACAGGACAAATTCGTACATTAGGTTATGAAACTAAAAATGGCGTTATCGTATTGTGGAATGAACCGCACCCAGAACGTCACAAAAAAACTGCATGGAAAGTTGGCAAGATTTCAATGCAAGGAGGCAAACCGGTTTTAACATTATCTAAAGAAAATGCTATAAAAGCAGAACCAAAAGCAAAAAAGGAACAACCTAATACTTGGATAGATTATTTGCAAACCGTAATGGATTGGTTAGGATTCATTCCAGGTTATGGAGATATAATTGACATAATTAATGCATCAATATATGCTGCTCGTGGTAAATATTTTGATGCATTCTTTTCTGTTATAGCAGTTATTCCAATTATTGGTTCTGTAATAAAAGTAACAGCTAAATCAATATATAAAGGAGCTCGTCTTGCAAAATTAGAAAAACTGATCCGGGCTTCGTTTAAAGGAAGTGATGATATATCAGCACAAATGAAAATGTGGGATGAATTAGTTGAAACTGGTGTAATTAAACCTAGAGATTTAGCAAAAATTGGAAATGGTTTAGAATCATTAGAAAGTGTTTTACGTTCATCATATAGTACTATTAAAAAAGCACCTATATCAAATAAAGCTGCAGATGATATCATACAACAATTAGATGATTTTGCAAATTGGCTTCGTATTAATGGAAAATCAATTGAAGAACTTGCTAATGCTAAAAAAGTTGGACGAAAAACATCATTTAAGTCTGTAACAGATTTAACCGGGGCATCTGCTAAAACATTAAAACAAATTGAAAAAATCAATAAAACTACAAGCACTATTATGCTTAAGCTTCGTGGTATGAAATGGTTTCCTGAAAATAAAGTTGCTCAAATTGCTAAAGGGTTAGAACGTCGTTTTAAAAGAGAAATGCGCGATCCTTTAAAATTGACTGCGTTAACAAAAACATTGCCTACAACAGATTTTTCAACAATTTTAAAACTAATAGAACGACAACTTTCTCCGTCACAATTATCATACGTACGAAGTTTGAATCCAACTAGTGCTACAGACATACAAATATTATTTCGTTATTTACAAAATGAGGCTACAGATGTATATAATAAAGTAGCAACTACAGTAATCAATCGATCAATTAAAACCAATTCACCTATATTCAATACATTTAAAACTAATGATTTGAATAATCTTAAGACTGTATTGAGTAGAGATATGATTCCTGCAGGTAAAACTATATTTACGGATATCAATTTATCTACGAGAAAGTCTCTAGACATTATATGGAATGAAATACACGATGTATTAGAATCGGCTGGTTTGGAATGGGATGGCACTAGTTTGCCAACAGAAAATAAGATAGATGCAGCAGATGGCGTAGTATGGCCAGCATTAGCAAAAGCTGTATCTGAATTCTTCCCAGGTGTTTATGAAACAACGGTTGAAACATCAGATTCAATTAAGAATTTTATCACTGCAATCGGAGCTGATAAAGGATTACAAGGAGCTTCAGAATTAATGAAAGATAAATCAAAAGATCCTTTCAAACCAAAAGCATCGGGAACGTATAAATAAAATGATTAACGAATATCAAACACAGAATACATTGAATCCAAAGCTTTGGGTTGCTGATGAGCTAAAACCTGGGCTACGTAAAAAGTTCATGAAAATTGCAGATTATTTTTATGATACATTAGAAACGGATGCTGATGTATATGATGTTGTTTTAATTGGAAGCAATGCTAACTACAATTGGACAGAATATAGTGATATTGATTTACATGTTATTATAAATTATTTACAAGTTGGTGATAATCTTCATTTAGTAGACAAGTATCTTCGAGCTAAAAAAAGCATATGGAATGTTAATTATCCATTAACGTATCAAGGAATGAACATTGAGTTATATGCTCAAGATTCTAATGATGACTTGCATTCTTCAGTTGGTATATATTCCGTAATGCGCGGCGAATGGATAAGAAAGCCATCAGCTGATTTAGTTACAATTGATGATGATTTAATCAAACAAAAAGCAGATCCATATGCATATGAAATTGATAAATTAAATCTAGATGATAATAATTTAGAAATAAAGATCAAAGATATACTGAAACGATTACAAAATCTACGTCGTTCTGGGTTAGAAGCAACTGGTGAATATTCATTAGAAAATTTAGCTTATAAACATTTGCGTAATTCAGGTCATTTAGCACGTTTAAAAGAATTGTTGCAACAGACGACATTAGGTCAATTGGATATTAATGAATCAGTTGTAAGCCCCTTAATTAACCACGTAACTAAAAAACAAATATTAGATGGCCCGGGCTGGGAATTAGTTATGAAACAAACCAACGGCGTTGAAGATATAAATGGACAGTGGCAGCACCCGGGACGTTGCACAATGATTCCTAGCAATAGAATTACAATGCGAGGTGTTCCACATAAAGTTTTAGGTATTGATGATACAGGACATATGCAATTGATGCATCCTGAACAAGAATATGAATACCCTGGCGGAAAGGTTTTTGAAATACCAATTACTCCGCAATATTATACATGGGTGTTACAATTATTGAATGCTATTAGAAATGGATCGCGATATGCAAAGTAAAGGTTTAGGCGATGATGTTAAAAAAATAACTAAGGCAACTGGATTAGATCAACTTGCAAAAAGAATAGCACAGTTGTTAGATGAAGATTGTGGTTGTGATGATAGACAAACATGGCTTAATGAACAAACAAAAAATTGGCCGATCTATAAGAAAAGAAACAAGGATACAAAATGAATCATTTAAATAAATGCGGCTGTGGCTGTGATGATCCGGAAAACTGCAGCAATGATCAATCAAACTATATGTTTTTTGGCAATTTGAAAATCATTAAAAAATATGTAGATGCAATATTGCAAATGAATCCGGATCAAGTTCAAGAAATACTAAGTAACGGTCATGATTGGGCTGCAGATCATATTGCAACATCGAAAGATGACGTACAAGAAGTTGGGGATTTTTTAATGAATGAAATGCATCATGATGACGAAATG